ATCCCATGGTCATGGCGTATACCAATGCTGGCGATTCCAGCAGCGTCGTGCTAAACCAATTTCGCGATAGGGCGTTGGCTTCGATCGCTGGCGTTCAAGATGACATTGGCTATTTTGAATGGTCAGCACCAACGGACGAAATCAGCGTTGAAAATGCCAGGTACGCCAATCCGTCCATGGGAACACTGATTCACGCTGATAACGTTCGTAGCGTTTTGAATGACCCGCCTGACGTGGTCATGACCGAAGTGTTGTGCCGTTGGGTCGTCGCAATCAATAGCGCGGTCGATTCTGCGTCATGGGGTAACTGCCTGGACAAAGCAGCTGACCTGGACTTGGACAAACTCACCTGGTTGGCGATCGATCTATCACCTGACCGCAGGCACGCCAGTTTGGTCGGCGCACAAAAACTGGGTGACGAAAAGTTCGTCGTGAAACTATTGCACACCTGGGCAAACGAATTGCAGTTGGACGACAAGGCAATTGCTAATGACTTGGCAGATTACGCGCGAAAATACCCAACCGAATACGTGCTTTACAGTAGAAAAACCAGTGGGGCAGTTGCCGCACGACTTGCACCTGCTGGCATTCCCGTATTCGACATGGACAACGCTTACCCGCAGGCATGCGACGAAATGCTAAGCGCGATCAATAGCGGTCGCCTGAAACACCGTGGACAAAGTCAATTGTCTGAAGAAGTTTTGGCAGCGGTGCAATTGCGTCGCGGTGACGGTGGTTGGGTTATCGGTCGCAGGGCTTCGCAGTCAGTTGTCTGCGGTGCGGTGGCAACTGCGCTTGTCACACATTTTGCGACACGCCCAGACAATGATCTTGACATCATGGTTGGTTGATCGTATAAGCCTGCAACAATTCGGGCATGGGATTTTTCGATCTATTCACGCCAAAGGTTGAGGCTGCCGTTCCAGTCGAAGCCACAAACGTGGACGCAGCTGCTATCGCGCCGTATTACAGTGAAGTAGGAAATCTATTTCTATTCGGCGGGATAGTAACCGCGTCACGCGCCGAAGCAATGAGCGTGCCAACATGCGCGCGCGCGTTGGGAATCATTCAAACAATTGCGTCACTTCCAATGCACACACGCAACGAAGCAACAGGCGAAAAAGTCACACAACCGCGCGTGATCAATCAGCCTGACCCACGCATTCCAGGTTCAACATTTTGGGCGTGGATTATTTCGGATTTATTTTTCTTTCCTGCCGCTTATGCGTACGTCATGGACAGGTATGCAGATACGGGCAAGATTCGCGCAATGGAGCGCATTGCACCTGAGCGCGTAACGATTACAACAAACGGCATGGGTTATGAAATTGCGTCGTATGCAATTGACGGTGCGTATGTAGACCCAGCCAACTTGGTTGTTTTCAATGGTACGCAAGAAGGTTTGCTAAGTCGTGCAGGTCGCACAATTAAGGCTGCTGCTTCATTGGAACGCGCTGCAATGAATTTTGCGAATGAACCAATTCCACAAATGGTTTTGAAATCAAACGGCACATCATTGCCAGCAGATCGCATTTCAAAGTTGCTGACTTCATGGCGCACTGCACGCGCTAATCGATCAACGGCATTTTTGAATGCTGACGTAACGCTTGAAACAATTGGTTATGACCCAAAGAATTTGCAGCTGAACGAAGCACGCAATTATGTTGCACTTGAATTGTCACGTGCATGCGGTTTGCCGGCATACTTCACAGATTCGCAGCAGTCGTCATTTACTTATTCAAACGCACTTGATAAGCGTCGCGACCTGGTTGATTTCGCATTCCGCAATTACATGTCAATCATTGAGCAACGTCTATCATTCCCGGACTTTACGCCAGCAGGTAACAAAGTCATGTTTGATCTTGACGACTTCCTGCGGGGTAATCCATACGAGCGTGCCCAGGTTTATGAAATCTTAAATCGAATCGGCGCAATGTCGATCGACGAAATACGCGAGGAAGAAGACATGCTGCTATGACAAAAAAAGTAATCACACCAATGCAGATCACGGCAGCTGATTCAAACAGTCGCACGATCTCAGGTCGCATTGTCACGTTTGAGGAAACTGGCAACGCTTCAATTGGCAAGGTGCAATTTGCTGCGGGTTCAATCGAACCAACTGCCGTTTTGCTTAACCTTGAACACGACCGTACCCGCCGAATCGGCAAGACACTTTCAATTGAATCAACTGATCAAGGAATCGACGCAACATTCAAAATTGCGGAAACAACCGCAGGCAACGACGCACTTGTCGAAGCCCAGGAAGGTTTGCGCGACGGATTTAGTGTTGAAGTTTCATTTGATGAATACGAGACACTTAAAGACGGCACAGTGAGAATTCTTGCAGGTGAATTGACTGGCGTTGCGCTAACTAGCGAACCTGCAATCCGATCAGCCCGCGTCGAATCAGTCGCCGCAACTGAAGAAGAAATTTCAGATTCGACAATCGAACCTGAAGAAACACCAACAACAGAAGGAGACGAAGTGGACAACACCGTCGCACAAGCGGAAGCCGTTGAGACGGTCGAAGCCGCAAAGTCAGTGACTGCACAGTCAAACAACGTGGGTGGCTGGAAGGCAACACCACGCATTGAAATCACCGCTGCAAAGTACCTAGAAAACAAGGTGCTTGCTGCAACAGGTGACGAATCAGCACGTCAGTACGTTCTAGCAGCTGACAACACAACAGACAACGCAGGACTTGTTCCTACACGTCAGTTGTCAGAAGTTATCAACGGACTATCAACAACAATCCGCCCGAGCATTGAAGCGATTTCTCGCGGTACATTGCCTGACGCGGGAATGACCTTCGAAATTCCGAAAATCACAGTAGCCCCAACGGTTGCCGTAGTTGCTGAAGATGCAATCTTCAATGAGACAGATCAAAATTCTGCGTTCCTATCAGTAGACGTCAAGAAATTTGCAGGGCAACAAAAATTCTCAGTTGAATTGCTGACCCGCACAAGCCCACTTTTTTATGATGAATTGCTCAGAAACATGGTTGCAGCAATGGCTAAGGCGCAAGACGCTTACGCAAACGCACAACTAGTCGCTGGCGCAACTGCTGACGGCACAACAATCACAACCTACCCAACAGCAGCTGAATTGCTTGGCGTTGTTGCACGTGGTTCAGCAAGCGTTTATGCAGCAACTGCTGGTCTTGCAAATCCATTTGCACGCAACATTCTTATGAACACTTCACAGTGGTCAAACGTCATGTCACTTAACGATTCAGGTCGTCCGATCTATAACGAAGTGACAAACCCAATGAATCAGCCAGGCGTTGCAACACCAACTTCACTTCGTGGACGCGTTGCAGGTCTTGATCTATACGTCACCGCAAACACTGCTGCGACAACAGATACAGACGATTCAATTCTGATCATCAACCCTGACGCATACACATGGTACGAGGGAACTTCATACCAGTTGCGTGCAGAATCAACTGCTGACGGTTCTATCACCGTGGGCGTGTATTCATTTGGTGCAGTAGCCACAAAAATTGCGGCTGGTGCATTTGGCGTGAATAAGGGTTAATTCCCAAAACTAATCATGCGGTGGGTTCTCCCGATCTCACCGCAGCCGATCGAAAGGAAACGGACATGCCAGCCATTGTCACTGCGAGTCAATTGCGTACGGTGCTTGGCGTGTCCGTTTCACTTTATTCTGACGCTTACCTGGACGAAATCATCAACACCAGTGAGGCAGTTATCTTGCCAATGTTGGTTGCCAATACTTCAGCGGTAAACGCGTACAAACTTGAATCAAACGTTGCGACTTATTACACGCAACGCCCACATTATTTCGTGGCAGGGCAATCAGTCATTGTTGCGGGCTTGCCTTCACCGTTTTCAGCAACCGTCACCGTCGTAGACGTTAAGGAATACAGTTTCACCGCAGCGATCACAAATGCGAACGTGACATTGCGTGACATCATTCCAATGGGCAGTGCGACACTTTCAGGCTATTCAGCAGCTGATTTATACGCCAACAATGCGCCAATCGAATCGGCAATCCTTGCAGTCAGCGTCGAAGTATTCCAGTCACGCGTTGCAGCAGGTGGACAGATCGAAGGCGTGGACTTCACCGCGACCCCATACCGTATGGGTCGAAGCCTGACCAACCGAGTCAGCACATTGCTAATGCCTTACCTGGACGTTGAAACCGTGGTGC